AACAACAGGATTTCGGGAGTGGGTGGGTGATCGTGTTATCCAGTCCTTAGGGGTGCATGACTACACTATCAAAAATAAGGACTTTGAAAATACGGTCAAGGTGCTTCGCAATGATATTGAAGATGACAGTTACGGTGTCTATACGCCCGTCATTGCTCAGCTAGGGCAGGATGCTAAAAACCACCCTGACCAACTGGTGTTTGGGCAACTGGCATCGGGATTTGCCCAAACTTGTTATGACGGCCAGTATTTCTTTGATACCGACCATCCGGTCGGTACGCAAAGTGTGTCGAATTTTGGCGGCGGATCGGGTGCTGCCTGGTACCTTCTGGATGTCACCCGCATGGTAAAGCCGATCATTTGGCAGCCGCGCAAAAATTACAATTTTGTGTCGCTGACTAACGAGAATGACCCTAACGTCTTTATGAGCAAGGAATATGTTTATGGGGTGGATGGGCGCGGCAACTGCGGTTTCGGACTATGGCAAATGGCTTATGCCAGCAAGCAAACGCTGGATATTGACAGTTATGCGGCGGCACGGGCGGCAATGGCATCGTTTACAGGTGATAACGGCAAGCCGCTGGGTATCCGGCCTAGCTTGTTGGTCGTACCGCCCAGCTTGGAAAAAGCGGCCCTGACCATTTTAAATGCTGAAACGGTATCTACTACTACCAACGTCTTTCGCGGTACGGCAAGCTTGCTGGTCACGCCTTGGGTGATGTAGTAAGCCGCTAATCATATTGTAATTATAAGGGGTTGTTATGGAAACAATTGAAGAAGGCACGACTGGCAGGTCAAGAGCGACCAGAAATGCAGATAGGGGTGACGACAAGGCCGAAGCCGTAAAGGCCGAAGGTGCTGGCGACGACAAGACCGAAGCCGTAAAGGCCGAAGGTGCTGGTGACGACAAGGCCGAAGCCGTAAAGGCCGAAGGTGCTGGCGACGACAAGACCGAAGCCGTAAAGGCCGAAGGTGCTGGTGACGACAAGACCGAAGCCGTAAAGGGCTACGGCGGCAATTGGGATGAGATGGTATTGATTGTCACCACTACGCAAAACGGTTTCCGTCGTGGCGGTCGGGAGTGGCATGGCGTAACCGAGGTTGCAGTCAGCGAATTTACCGAAGCGCAATTAGAGCAGCTCCGTGATGAGCCGCGTTTGCATATTATCGTTAAGCCGTAATGTATTGCGCCGAGCAAGATTTGATTGACCGCTATGGGCAGCTTGAGCTGATCCAGCGCACTGACTCAACTGGGTCGGGTGTAATGGACAGCCAAGTTATCAGTAGGGCCATTGCCGACGCTGCCGCCGAGATTGACGGCTACTTGACGCAATACGATTTGCCGCTGACTGCCGTGCCGGAGGTATTGGTGCGGGTCGCTTGCGATATGGCGCGTTATTATTTATACGCCACTATCGACCTGGAGCCTACCAGCGTGGTTAGGGTGCGTTACAGCAGTGCGATAGATTTTTTAAATAAAGTGGCTAAGGGCGCGGTTAAATTAGGTGTTGACAGCAATCAGGTTGCGCCTATTGAGCAAACGGTCGTGGTGATGGCAAGCAATACAAAACTGTTTGGCCGTCCGTCATGAGCAGCTATCTTGCGGCAAGCGGGCTGATTATTCAGCGGCTAAAGGACATCATAACCGATGTGCCGCCGCTGAACATACGGGCGGCAATCACGGCGGAGTGGGCAATTAAGAACGCGTTAAGCCCTTCCCTTAATGTGATTTTTTTTGATGTAACGCCTGTTATTACGCCAGACAGCAAGGGGGTTGCCCAGCACGGCAAGGTGCAGTTGGCGCAGCAATTTTGGGTAGTGATGCTGAGTGTGCGTAATGTGGCCGATGCGGGCAATGCGGCGCAATTGGATGCCGGGGTATTGATTTTTGATGTCTTGAAGGCATTGCTGGGATGGCGGCCATCAAAAGATTATGAGTGGTTGCATTGGCAGCATTCGCCCTGGCGAAAAACCGAGCGTGATGGGTTTATCCATTATCCGCTAATGTTTTCAACTCAAACAACGGTGACGGGGATTGGCAATGCTTGATGAGCAAGAGCAAGCAGACGACGAAAGTCTGGATTTAGAGAATTTAACCGAAGCCGCTGCGCCTGTTGGTGACGGCCTAGCGGAAGTCATTATTGCTACCGATAGCCATAGTCATGCGGGTAGCAATTTAAGCAAGGGCGACAAAATTAGGGTCACGCCGGACGATTGGGCGTGGCTGGCGGAACATCATTTGATTGAGGTTTGATATGAGTGAAAATGTAGGCGTTAGATTTGCGGGCGATGTATTTTTACGCCGCTTTGATACTGACGGCAGCTTGCAAGATACGGTCATAGGGCCTATTGCCGCCAATAAGCTGGCGATAAAAGCCGATGCTGAGCGCAAGCAGCGGATGTCAAAGGGGCGCGACAATTACGGCCAAGCGGTCGCAACGGTATCCGTGCGCAAACCGACGGCAGTCAGTTTGGGGCTTGATGCGGTTGATCCTAAGATGCTGGCGGTGGCTTTTTTGGGCACGGATTCGGTGCTTGCGGCTTCTGGTGGCACTGTGACGGGCGAGACGCATAATTTACCATCGGGTGTTTGGGTAAATTTGGCGCAGGCAAACGTCTCAGAAGTGACTATCTCCAGCAAGACATTGGGCACTGATTTTATAGTCAATGCGCGGGTGGGTTTGATTATGGCCTTGGAGTCCGGCAGCATTGTTGATGGTGCGTCAACATCAATCGCGTATTCATACGGGGCGATGGCGGGTGCGACGATTGCGGGCGGTACGGTGTCAGCGGTCGATTTTGAGTTACGGTTTGACGGTGTCAATCTTGAAAGTGGTACTGATGCGGTTGGGCTTATCCCGCGCCTGACGCTGATACCGAAAAGCGATATTGATTTGCTGGGCGATGACTTGGCAAAAATTGAGCTGGACGGCGTTTGCATTAAATTACCAGACCAGGCTGAGCATACTTTTACGACTGACGTGGTGTATTCGTGATGCCGTCAGAAACAGTGCAATTGAGTGGCGACAGAAAGGCAGTGGTTGCTGAAATAACAGTAAAAACAGGCCTTATTTTGCTTGAAGAGGCTGAAAAAGATAATGGCGACTTAACGCCTATTATTTATTATCGCCCGCTGCGCTTAATGGAATTGGTGGGTAGCGATATAGAAGTCACAGAATCAGACGGGGCGGCGTTAGTTGATATGGAGCTGATGACGCATTCTGACCTGGATGTTATCGGGCAAGCTTTTGTGAAGGTAAATGCCAGTTTTTTGTCCCGCACCCGTCTCGGCAGGAAAGCAAAAATGCCAGAGCCGGAAATCACCACCGAAGCCATTCCCAAAGGCGATTAAGAATAGACAATGCTTATGCGGTCTGTTTTGCTTTGATTGAGCGCGGCCACTCTAATGCCCTGCAATATCCTTGGGGATTTTTTTTAGCTGCCGTTAAATTCGCGCAAGAAAAAAGCTAATCCTATCAATACGGCATGATACGTCATGCCTCAACTGGTTATCTAGCTATGTCAGATTTACCGCTCCGCATTATCATTACTGCGCAAAATAACTCATCATCCGCTTTTCAGCAGATGCAAAATGCCGTGCATGGGGTTAGTGATGAATTGGGGTCGGCAAATAATAAAGCCGAAGAATTGTTAAATGCTCAAGTTGATGAGGCAGTTTCCGGCTGGGAAGGTGCATTAAATGGCGTATCCGAGGCGGCGGCGGGCGCTAATGAGCAATTTTTGGAGCAAATAGAGCTAGTAAAGGCATTGGTGGTTTTGCGGCTGGCCGATCTTGCGCGGGAATGGGCTAGTGGATTGATAGTGGTTGCGGACGGTTATCAAACCTTAAATGCTAAATTAGGTTTATTAGGCGGCAGCGAGCAAGAGCAGATAGCGGTACAGCAAGAGTTGTTTGAGGTAGCCCAGAATACTTACTCTGGCTTGAGGGCGACACAGGATGTCTATATTGCCAACGTTGGCGCCCTTAAAGAGCTGGGCGGCACTACCGCCCAAGCGCTGGCTGTTACCGAGACGCTTAATAAAGCCATCGCCCTTACGTCACAGGGTTTGCAGCAAGATCAGGCGGCGTTAGATCAGTGGGGCCAAGCAATCGGCAATGGTGTGCTGAATGGCGATGAGCTGGTCTCGATTATGTCCAATAGCCTTGGCTTGAGCAAGGCTATTGCTGACGGGATGGGCGTACCTATCGGTAAATTAAAAGAGCTTGGGGCGCAGGGCAAGCTTACCAGTGCGACTTTGTTTAATGCTTTGCTGTCTGCTAAGGCGGGCGTAGATACCGCTTTTGCCAGCATTCCTGCCACTGTTGCACAATCAATGACTTTGGTCAGTAATGCGTGGAGCAAATACATTGGGGAAACTAACCAGGCATTCGGCGCTACCCGGACACTGGCCGAAGGCTTGGAGATGGTTGCGGAAAATTTGCCGGCGCTTATCGAAATCGGTATTGAGCTGACTGCCATTTATGGCGTTAAGTTAGTGGCAGGATTAACAGCCAGTATTGATGCTCATCTCGCCGCTGCCGCCGCAACAGAAGCGGCCACCACCGCCGCCCTTCATGCGGCAATAGTCAATAAAGAAGAGTTGCGCATAAAAGCGCTTGTCGCAACTGCCAGCAAGACTGCTGCCGAAGCAATGGAAATTGAAGCGCATTATCAGCTGTCGCTGGCGGTTACCGCTGCCGACACTGCTGCCGCGCAAACCGCACTGGCCGCCGCTACACAAAATGTCACTGTAGCGACCTTAAGGGCGGCAAGCGCCAATTATGCGTATATCAATGCGACAACCCCGGTGCCGCCTGCAACAACATTGGCGACAATTGCCACTAAGGCACTTAACGGTGCTTTTTGGGTTTTGGCGGTAGCTTGGGCGGGCTGGGAAATTGGCGGTTTTTTGCGCAAACTAGAATGGGTGCGCATGGCCGGCACGCTTGTGGCTGAGGGCATTACTGATTTGATCGTCGTTACCGAGCATTTTTTTAGTGGCGACCTTTTTACGTCAGGAAATTATCTTGCCGACAAGCTTGCGCAAGTGCATCGCGGTTACGGCGACGTGCGTAAGGCTGCAACTGATGAGGCCGAACACGAGCAAGCTATCGCCGCCCAAAAAACTGAACGGTTAGCGCAAGATAAAATTATCCAAAAAGAGGCGTTTAAAGAATTGCAGGCGCAATTAAAGGATACCACCGCGCTTATCGAAGCTGAATATAGCCGCCAGACCGATGCGATTACACGAGCTTTAGATGAGCGGAAAACCGCCATTATCGGCTCTGCGGCATCGGAAATTAACAAAGAAATCCAGATCAGCCAGCTAACCAATGCCGCCAATACTGCGCGGCTTTTGGCAATTCAGCAGACTGGTGACAAAAAATTACAATTGCTGGACTCGATTTACGGCAAGGAACTGCTTAAGCTAAAAGCAGGGACGGTTGAGCAAGAGGCTATAGAGCGTCAATCAATAGAGGAACGCATTGATGTTTATAATAATCTTGAAAGAAACTACCAAGGCATAATTAATGCGCTGATTCAGGATGATCAGCGCCACGCCCAAGCGGCGGCGGCTTTGGCTAATGAGCGCGAGTTACTTGAGCAAGATACCCAGGCGATTATCCGTACTATACGCCAAGGTGGCATGACCGATGAGCAACTGCTGGCCGACAAGAAAAAACAGTTGGAGGAAAGCCTGTCGGCAGAGCGTAAGGCTTTGGCGGAAGGCGATACGGAAAACGCCCGCCGCTATGGCGAGCAGGCGGCGAAGACCGCTCAAGAGCTGGGGGCACAAGCGGCGGCAGCTTATAAGGCGGGTGTCGGATACAGCTCCGATGCCGACAAGTTCATTTCAAAGTTCAAGCAAGCACGGGAAGGTATCGGCGAGGCAATCAGCAAAGAGCGGGAGGCGCATCTTGCCGCGCAAAAAACATTGGCGGAAAGCGTCCGCGATACCGAAACCGCACTGCTAGCCGCCCAAAATAAAATCAGCGAACTCAGTGCAACTTTACGCGAGAAATTTTTATTAAAAATATCCATCAATACGGACGAAATTGATGCGGTATGGGCGCGGATAAAATTGCCGACAGAAAGCTATCACACTATCCATGTCATTGAAGACCGTAGCCGCATTGTTGTGCGTGACGGTAACAGCTACACAAATATTCCACCCCCTGAAGAACATCATGCTGGCGGGGCTATCCAAGCTTTCGCTACAGGTGGCTTTCCGCGCGTGTCCGGGCAATTGCCGGGCTACGGCGGCGGCGACCGAGTCCGCGCCCTTTTAGAAGATGGCGAGTTTGTCTTACGCAAAGAGGCGGTCAAGGCAAACGGTAAAAAAACCATCCAGGCGATCAATGACGGGCAGCTGCAAATTGCGCCCATTAAACTATTTAATAGCGGCGGTGCGGTTGAC